TTACTTATTACCGATTCTCAGGGACAACATAAAAATAATCGAAATGCCGGACGCGCATTAAAAGCTCAGGCAATAGATATTATAGAAGAGAAGAATGACCCTTATAGTATATACTAATTAAAAATCACAAAAACATGGAAACAACTGTAAAACAACAGATAGTATTAACGCTTAATTCTTACATAGAACGTTACGGTAGTCAAAACAAGGCGGCAAATTCGCTTAAAAATGTAAGTTCTGCAACATTGAGCCAGATGGTCAACGGAAACTGGGATTTAATTAATGATGAGATGTGGCGCAATGTAGGTGTTCAGGTTGGTCACAAATTTGTAAAATGGATCTATGCAGAAACAAGCGTAACACGTCTATTAATGACTGTTTTAAAAGACTCAAAAGAAAATCATCTGGTGAATGCAATTATAGGTGATGCCGGTGTTGGTAAAACTGAATTTTTGAAAGTATTCTCATCGGAACGCAATACCTACCTGATTAAATGCTCTGAATATTGGAACAAAAAGCAGTTTGCTATCGAAATACTTCAGGCATTAGGCGTAGAACCTGATGGTATGAATTTAAACCGTATGATGCAGGTAATCATATCTACTCTTAAAAAACAAATTGATCCGGTTATAATGATTGATGAGGTTGATAAGCTAAGTGATGACCTTCTATATTTCTTTATTACCCTGTATAATGAGCTTGAAGATTATTGCTCAATCATTCTTACTGCTACATCATATTTCAAACTAAGAATTGAAAACGGAGTCCGCAAAAATAAAAAAGGATATCGCGAAATATGGAGCCGACTTGGTAAAAAATTTATTGAATTGAATGGATTAACTGCTTCCGATATTACAGCCGTATGTTTAGCCAACGAAATTACTGAAAACAAAACGATAAGCGATATTATTCAAGATAGCGAGGGTGATCTTCGCCGCGTAAAGAAGAAATGCCAGGCATTTCAGCGGAGTAATAAATAATAGCTTAAAGAACGATTAAAAGGTAATTAAATGGCACTACAGCGAGCGTTAACGGTAACAAATATTTACGATAAAAAATACAGGCTTTTTGATTTTACTGATAAATGGTTCGATGCATTTGACCGCCCTGAAATGTCAGGTATTTGGTTTATTTGGGGGAATTCCGGTAATGGGAAAACCAGTTTTATAATTCAACTGATAAAAGAACTTACAAAATTTGATAAAGTTCTTTTTAACTCACTTGAAGAGGGTACAGGTCACACATTACGAAAAAGTTTTGAAAAGTTTAATATGTGTGATGTAAAGAATAAGCTTCATGTAGTAAAAGATAGTCCTGAAGATTTGATTAAACGGTTGAGTCAAAAACAAAGTGCCCGAATAGTGATAATAGACAGCTTTCAATACATGCAAATGAATTATAAGGAATATATATCATTCAAAATAAAATTCCCTGAAAAACTGATAATTTTTATTAGTCATGCTGATGGTAAGGCTCCAAGTGGTCGCAGCGCAAAGTCAGTAAAATTTGATGCAACGTTAAAAATTTGGGTTGAGGGATATAGAGCATTTAGTCATGGCCGATATATTGGATCAAAAGGATATTTTGATATATGGCCGGAAAGAGCTTTAAAGTTTTGGGGAGAATAAATAAAATAAATTAGATAATAAATATGAACACCACGGAATTAACTCACAAAAATCTTATTAAGAAGTTTCACACGCTTCTGAGTAAGTACTCTATTAGAAACGAGGATAAAATGACTATTCTTGGTACTTATGGGGTTGAAACTTCGCTAGAGCTGACAATTGATGAATTAGCACAACTTTGCGATACTATTGAAAATACTTTTGGCAATTCAATGATCGAAAAACAACAGGAACTTGACAAACTTCGTAAACGTCTTATTGCAGCTATTTTCTCCTGGCGCAAAAGCATTGGATGTGCTGAAACTGATATGAATCTTATTAAAGCTATTGCCTGTCGTGCAGGCGATGTTCCTGAAGGTTATGCCTTATCTATTCGCTTTAATACTATATCTGCTGAAAAACTAAGAAGTTTATACAATGCATTTGTACATATGGCAAAAGATATGAAAAAGGTAAAAGAATTGAACCAGGAAATGCTTGATAAACTCACATTGCTAAATTAATCACTTAAATCACAATATTATGAACGAAAACTCAGTAAAATGTAAAAAAAAATTGTATCCCTCCGGACGGTTATACTCCCGGATACGGTACGCAGAAAGCAAGGGAATGACTCTTGAAGAGTACGAAGCAGAACAGGCACGTAAGGCCGCTGAAAAAGAGAAAAAGCGACTGGACATTGATCTCCACGCTCAACGAATATTGACAGATATAAAGGAACGGCAGGAATACAGAGAACAAAGTCTCCAAAAGCCTGATCCACTTAAAGAATTACAGGAAGCGGAGGCAAAACAGGATGAACGTTATGATTGGCTTGCAAATCACAATACAAGTGATCCGGATTACGAAAAAGTAATAGCCGAAATACATAAAGCTGAAATACGAATTTATCAGCTAACCTATGATAAACCCTCAGATCGAATACAAGGTGGTATTGAGGTCTTTTCAATTCAAAATCAATTAAACTACAGGCCATGAAAGATAATCACGAAATTGGAAGTATCTGCTCAGATGGAGTACGAATTTTTAAAGTAAAACCGGCGATCAATAGCATTTCAAAATGTGTAGGGTGTGATTATTATCGCGCACCCTCTAAAATTCAAACGTCGGATTGCGCTGCTCCTAATGGAACTATCTGCATTTGTCCGGATAGGATATTTGTTCATGTTGGTGAAGTTGAAGATAAGTCTAAAAAGGATTTGAAAGGATTGTATATCTTTTTAGGCTCACTTTTTGGGGCTGGTATGGCTTATATAATTTATGCAATAGCAACATTAATAATTAATTTATAAAAATGAATTTATGGCAAAACAAGTAAGTGTATCGGACTTAACGCCCGATCAAATCAAAGAATTACATGCTCAGTTTAAAGAGCAGGAAAAAAAGGTAGCAGAACAACGTGCAGCGGACAGAATCGCGCTTGTTGATTTGGAAAATGATGCGGTAATTGAAATGATGGAAGAGGTTGAAGTTCTATCTTCATCTATCGTGAATTTTAAACAAAAGTGCATTCACAAGCTTGAACCGCTTATGAAAATGAAAACGGATTTAGCAAAAGCTGCTGAAAAACAAAAGTCATATACTTTTAAGTCAAAGGACAATAAATTTAAATTTGTTATTGATTACAATGATACATTTAAATATGACGATGGCATTCATGCCGGTGTTGAATATGCTAAACAATGGTTGACTGAAAAGTCAGATGAAAGTGAAGATTCAAAAATGATGACCTCAATTATTGAAAATTTACTGGGTAAATCGAGAGGTGGAACATATTCAGCAGAAAATCTTTGGATATTCGTAAGTTCCGCTGAAGATTATGATGTTCCTCTTCTTAAATTGGCCGCGGAAGCTGTAAAAAGATCATTATACAAGGAAATGACCAGCGTAAGCGTGAAAGTCTTTAAAAAGGACGAATTTGGTTATAAACAGCTGCCTTTATCAGCTACTAAAGCGTAACAGATTTTAAATTTAATAATAATCAGTTCCACACGGGACATAAAAAAAAACAAATTATGCACAATTGGTTTGAATGTAAAATTAAGTACGAGAAAACCGCTGAAGAGGGTAAAATCGTAAAGGTAACTGAAACTTACCTGGTGGATGCTTTGTCATTTACTGAAGCCGAGGCAAGGATTACAGAAGAAATGAAACCATTCATTTCAGGTGAATTTATTGTCTCTGCAATCCGCAGGGTTAAGATTAATGAGTTATTTCCGAATGAAAACGGTGATAAATGGTATCGTGCTAAAGTAAATTTTATTGCTTTAGATGAGGAAAAAGGCATTGAACGGAAAACTCCTTGTATGATGCTTGTACAAGCAAATGATACGAATGATGCCAACTCCGGTATTATTGAAGGAATGAAAGAAACTATGGCGGATTATGAAATTGCCAGTATTACTGAAACTTTGATTATGGATGTTTATCCTTTTGTTGTTCCTGAAAAAACGAAATAAGAATGAAAAATCTACAAATAGACGAAAACGCAGCAAGGCGGTTGTACAAGGATGCAACTCCTGCGTTCAGACAGGCGCCTGAAGATACATTCGGTAAAGCATTTTTCTCACAGAAAATTACTGATCGGGTTAAAACGTATGAAGATGCCTGTCGTGAAAACGGTGAAACACCTCTTAACGAAACGTATTTAAAATCTATTGGTTTTACAATTGATGAAATCAATTACCGAAAGTTAAAATCAATTATAAAAGCACTCAACGAAAACTGGGTTCCGGATTGGAGAAATGGTAATCAGAAAAAATGGCAGCCTTATTTCACGCTGTCCTCGGGCGTTTTTGTGTTCGACGATACGATTTACTACTACTCGGCTGCGGATGCGGGGAGCGGGTCGCGGCTTTGCCTTTTCAGTGATGAACTTGCAAGATATGCAGGAACACAGTTTTCTGATGTTTATGAAGGATTTATGTTTTAATTATTAAATAATTAGCTTTTCCAAAGTAAAACTAAACTTTGGAAAAGCACAAAAAAACAACACACATGGCAAAAAATGAAAAAAAGGATGTAACAGAAAGAATCAGATCTTTCGAAGATGCATTAAATGAAACGAGTCGACCAGACATTAAAGATTTCTCTATTTTTCCGGAGGATCTACGCGATTATTTTAAAGCACAATACAAAGCTGTTGTTATCACCGAGGCTCTCAATGAAGGTAAAAGACCTGACTGGACCAATGAAGATCAAAAGAAGTGGGTTCCCTGGTTTGGGCTGTCCTCGGGCGTTTTTGTGTTCCGCGCTTCGTATTACTACTACTCGCTTGCGGCTGCGGGGAACGGGTCGCGGCTTTGCCTTAATAGTTCTGAATTGGCAAAATACTCAGGAATACAGTTTCCTGACGTATGGAATGAAATTTTATTGAAATAAAAGTATTTAATTAATTCGTGTCAAACAAAAAAAAACATACAATGAAAAAACAAGAAAAAAAACAAGATGTTACCGAACGCATTAATTCTATTGAAGATGCACTTAATGAAACGGGTAGACCTATTGTTCCGGAATTTGCTGATGTTCCTATTGATTTAAGGGAATATTTTCAGAATCAATATAAAGCGATAGTGCTTGCTGAAGCTCTTAATGAAGGTGAAAAACTCGACTGGACCGATGGTAATCAGGAAAAATGGCTACCCTGGTATCGTCTGTCCTCGGGCGTTTTTGTGTTCTACGTTACGCGTTACTACGACTCGGATGCGCGTGCGGGGGGCGGGTCGCGGCTTTGCCTTGTTAACGACAAAGTAGCTACTCATGCAGGCAAAAAGTTTCCGGAAGTTTATACCGGGATATTACTGAAGTAAATAATGAGGGTTGTATGTTTTTGTGAGCTGTCCTCGGGCGTTTTTGTGTTCAACGATACGAATTACAACTACTCGAATGCGAATGCAGGGAACAGGTCGCAGCTATGCTAATTCATTTTACAAAAACATAGACCTTGCCACTTGACAAAAAATAACAAACTTCAAAAGGTGCTGGTAGGGTAACCGAAAGCTCCGATACGAAAAGCAAAGCAATGAAAAGATGCGGTAATTTATACGAACAGGTATGCAGCGAGGATAATATGGTCCTCGCTTATGAAAAAGCCAGGAAAGGCAAAGCGCACACATACGGTGTGAGACTCTTTGAAAAGGATTTGGAAAACAACATGCGGCAGTTGCAAAGCGAACTGGCAACGGGAACTTACAGGACTTCGGAATATAGTATATTCACTATATATGATCCGAAAGAAAGAGAGATTTACCGTCTTCCATTTCGCGATAGGGTAGTTCACCACGCCATTATGAATGTGATGGAACCAATATGGACAAGCATATTCATTCAACATACCTATAGTTGTATCAAAGGACGTGGAATACATGCCGTTTTAAAGGCAATAAAACGAGATTTAAAGGATATTGAAAATACGCAGTTTTGTTTAAAAATGGATATCAGGAAGTTTTATCCAACTATTGACCACGAAATACTGAAGGCAATAATTCGGAAAAAGGTAAAAGATAACCGGTTGCTTGATTTGCTTGATCTGATTATTGACAGCGCGCCTGGCATTCCAATAGGAAACTATTTATCGCAGTTCTTTGCCAATCTGTATCTGAGTTATTTCGACCACTGGCTAAAGGAAACGAAGCGGGTTAAATATTATTACAGGTACGCTGATGATATGGTGATACTTGCACCGGATAAGCCTTACTTACACGGTTTACTAGTTATATAAATGATTATCTGATAGATGAGCTAAATATACAACTAAAAGGAAATTATCAAGTGTTTCCTGTCGATTCTCGCGGTATTGATTTCGTTGGTTATAAATTCTACCATACGCACATATTGATGCGAAAATCAATAAAAGTACGGTTTTGCAGAAAGCTAGCAAAACTGAATAAAAAAGACCTAGACGCAAAACAATATAAAATACAGGTTAGTCCATATTTAGGATGGGCGATACATGCAAACACAAAACGCTTACTTAAAAAGATACTTATTCATGCATAAATTTTCTGATTTAGGAATACAAGCCGATGAAGACTCAACAATATTTCCTGTACAACAAATTTCAATTACTGATGTAACCAATTGCGAAATTGAAGTTCTTGATTTCGCGCCTGATGTAAAAACGCAATTCGGTGAAGGCCGATATGTCGTAAAAATCAAATACGAAAATATTGAACGTAAATTTTTTACCAATGCGAAACCAATTAAGAATGCTTTGGATAAAATAAATAAGAATGATTTTCCATTCAAAACGACTATAAAACCTCAAAAATGGGGTACGGGTAATAATAAGACATATCAATTTACATAATTATGAAAGTACTATATGTGATTTACAAGTTAAAAAGCAAAACACCTTTCATGGTTATTTATGATTGTATGCCAAATTCAAGGCGTTCATTGGTTATGAATAAATGGATAATAATTGGGCAACGAGAAGCGAATGAGGAGGAACTGAAAGATTTTATAAAAGAGGATTTTCCTAAACGCTTTAAGGGCTTTTACTATAAAGATATTGACTTCTTGATTAATGAAGATTTAATATATGGAATTGAAACTCCTCCTGAAGTAATTGAAAAAATGAAACAACACATACCAATTAAATAAAACGATGGCAAATCAACTTGATTTATTCACAAATGAAAACGCCGGTGCCATTTTCAGTGAATCAAAAAACTATAGATATGTTCTATGGCGAAAATGGGATGAAACAAAACCGGCTGTTATGTTCATAGGACTAAATCCATCAACCGCAAACGAGAATGAAGATGATCCAACAATTAGGAGAGTGAAGAGATTTGCTTTCGACTGGGGATTTGGGACTGTTTATATGTTGAATTTATTTGCATATGTAACCGCCTACCCGGAAGAATTGAAAAAATGTAATGATCCTATAGGTGATAATGATAATTGGTTGAAAGAATATGCAAAAAAATCTGATCAGATTGTATTTTCCTGGGGATCATTTTCTGAATCAAAAGAACGAGCGATTAAGGTTATAGAGATGTTTCCAAATAGTAAATGTTTAGTCAAAAATAGAGACGGAAGTCCAAAACACCCTCTATACATCTCTGCAAGTATAAAGCTTCAAAATTTTTAAATCTAATCTATTTAAAAAATATTACAATGACAGTAAAAGAACTTATTAGCGAATTAAAACAGTATCCTTTAGATATGAAAGTAGTTAAAGTGATCGATTTTGAAAATACAGATGAATTTGGAAATTGTCAAGTAGAAGATATTGAGTGTTTATCAACTCAAACATATCCAGATGTACAATTTGGTGATAATGATGAAACTGAATTGATGATTTATTAAACATATACTTATGAAAAATAAACTCAAAACATACGTGATAATGGTAAGTCAAACATATCCGGCATATCATTCTAAAAAAATGGAATTAACTCACTTTATTGATAAAATTCAATACGGAATAAAATATCATAACTCAAATTATCATCCAAATTTTTATTATGGAAATGATAAAATTCATACGTTCCGTGGTAATTATACTTTATGGGAAATGAGAATAAAAGAGGTTTTAGCGGGAAATGCAGTTATTTCATTGAGATATCATACTCTTGGACGATATGTGAAAGGAAATAAGCAAATTGAGATTGTACAATTAGATAAACATAGTGGTGTAGGCGTTGAAAAATTCAGTTTTTCAGATGGTGAAGTTCTTTCTCCTTATGTTTATCTATCAGACGACGAGAATAAAGCTGTCTATGATGAGATTTGGAAAAATGATGGTCTTGAAAAAAATGATTTTTTGGAATGGTTCGAGAAAGGTGATTATGATTTGAATGAACCAATGGCCTGTATTCAGTTCACATCATTCCGTTATGGAACTGCCAAAGAGTAGAGGAACCTGGGGAAGACAAAAAGAACGGACCAGCGAACAGATGAATGAGATTTGCGGTGCGTTCTTTGGAGCTTTGAAATTGCCCAGGCAATGGAAGTCACAGGGATGGAACAGAACCGAAGAGCCTCCGCCGATAGGGATTACTTCAATAGGGCATTTGTTCCGAGATATGAGGACTTCGGGTATGGAGTTGAAGGAATACCGGATTTGTTTTTTATCGTTCTCAGAACGCGGCTCAATCGTTGAAAAATCGATTAAGGATTTTGGAAAGCCGGATTATAAATGTATTGTAAAAAATCTGACTGTTGATAAATTAAATGATTTTATACTAAAAAATTACTTTAACCTGGATAGGGTGAGATATTGGAAACGTAAATCACCAATCCGGAGAATAAGAATGAATCATGGATACTCAACTAACACTCAAATTTGTAGAACCGATTAAGGTTCATAGATTAATTTCTGAGAGATGCAGAGATTCTGAGGGCAGGTTTGTTGCTTCAGAGGGGGACGTTGATGACAGTGAGGACATTGTTAGCCGGTTACTAACACAAAATGAGATATTAAGAACTAATTATATATTAGTAGGTCGCAAATTGGCCGAAACAGAACGTGAATTATTACAACTAAAAAATATAACGAAATGATATTAGCAATTGATTTTGATGGAACTATTGTAAAAGACAAATTTCCTGAAATTGGGGAACCCCTCCCGGGAGCAAAGGAGGCAATTAATAGACTCCGACATGATGGATACACGATAATTATCTGGACATGCCGAAAGGATAAAAAACTACTTGAAGCTATTGAATGGCTTGTAAAGAATGAAATCCGATATGATTATATAAACGAGGGATGCCGGCATAATATATCAAAGCACGGCGGTACTGATACACGTAAAGTATATGCTGATTTGTATATTGATGACCGTATGCTATATAAACTACCAACCTGGGATGAAATTTATTGGATTGTGCGCGACCTGGTTCCGACATATGCGGACAAAGTCGGTGATGAAGGATTTTTATAATACTAAAAAAAATACAAAATGGATGTAATAGGGCAGTTAATACAATTTATAAAAGAAATATTTTCGTGGTGGTTTATAGTTACCCCGTGGGAGCAGGTTGTTTTTGTTCGCGCAGGAAAGCACGTAAAGGTTTTAAGAGAGGGATTTTATTTCAAAATACCATTTGTCGATCAAATTTATATTCAGCAAATAAGACTCAGGACCGTCGACCTCCCTGTTCAAACTATTTCGACAAACGACGGTAAAACTATAACAGTAAAATCCATAATGACTTATTCAATAACGGATATATTTACTCTTTATAATACTATATCACACCCGGAACTTACGCTTGCCGGAATTGTAATGAGTGAAATTTCTGCTTATATAAGATCAACCGACTCAAAGGCACTTGATATAACAGAAATGGAGCAAAATATATTAAATAAACTTCTTGAAAGAAACTACGGACTTGGAGATTTGACGGTAAGAATAACTTCCTGGGTAGAGGTTAAAACTTTTAGATTAATTCAAGATCAGAGTTGGATTAGCGAGGGATTAAAAATGGAAAAGCAGATTAGTAAATAGAATTTAAATACTAACTAAATGGCAAAACATTCAAAACATATTAGTACCCGTATGAGTGCAGAAAGGGTAAAATTAATGTTAAAGAAGGAATTTGAGCCCGGCCGCCAGGATAAATGTAAACTGGCCGTCTTTCGTAATGTAATCAGTAAACAAACAGGTATAAGTGAACGGACATTTTGGAGGTACTTAAACGAAATCGAAGCGGAAGCAAAACAGGAAGAAGATCCGAATCAATTGAAATTATTTTGAACTAATTATTATTGAAATTATATGAAAATTGGATTAATTGATATAGATGGCCACGGATTTCCAAATTTAGCATTAATGAAAATCTCAACTTATCATAAAAGTTTAGGAGATATAGTTGAGATTGCTACAATTGGGGAATATGATAAAGTATACGCCTCAAAACTATTTAATTTTAGCGAAGATATAAATAGTTCAATGATAACCTGTAAAGAGCCAATTATAAAAGGAGGTTCCGGATATGACATTAAGAAAAATTTACCACTTGAAATTGAATGTTGTGAGCCTGATTATTCTATTTATCCGTATGATTTTTCATTGCAATTTTATTCACGAGGTTGTATTCGTAACTGCCCGTTTTGCATAGTTCGGCAAAAGGAAGGAAACATAAAATCAGTCACCCCGATGAAATTAAATCCAAATGGAAAACGAATTGAGGTATTGGATAATAATTTTTTTGCCAATCCAGAATGGAAAAGTGCTATAGAAGACTTGCAATGCCAATTACAACCTGTAAATTTTCATGGGGTTGATGTTCGAATAATGAATGATGAACAGGCATTTTGGCTTATGAAATTAAAACACTACAAACAGATACATATAGCGTGGGATAACCCTTCAGATGACATTATACCTCACATCAGGGAGATGATTAAGTATATAAAACCGTATAATATCATGTGCTATGTTTTAATTGGATATTGGAGTACTCCGGAGCAAGATTTATACAGGATTGAAAAATTACGAGAATTGAAAATTGACCCATTTATAATGCCCTTCAACAAATCAGATCCTTATCAAAAACGTTTTGCACGTTGGGTTAATCATAAAGCAATATTTAAAACGGTAAAATGGTACAATTATAAATAATAGATACAAAAAACCCCGACAGGATCCTGCCGGGGTTTTTTGTATCTATTCAGCAGTATTATCTTCAAATCCGGTAGTATAAACCTGTTGATAGACAAATATACTTCCGGATCGCTTTTCATCAAATTGGGTTTTGCGTGATAGAGACTCAAAATTATCAGTTTCAAAACCCTGCAATGCGGCATAAACGGCAGCAATAGTGTCATAAGGGGATAGACTTGCAGTCTGATGAGCTGTTGTTTCTTCGGAATTAGCCGTATGCATAACCGTATCAAATGCCAGGCGGATCGTAATTTCAGCTTTACATTGTTGTGATTTATCTGTAAGGTCTTTACATTCATTAATTTTTATTCCGATCAGCGCACAGGGGAATTTAAGAGGCGGACGTTTGTCTGCCGGTCCGTTTAATTGTCCAAAATCTTCATCTATCCATTTAAGTGCAGATATATTAGTTTTAAGTTGATCCCTAATTGCGGTATATATCGTCTTCATATAATTTATTTTGTTAATCGGTCTTTAATTTCATTTGTTATCTTATCCTTTATATTATCTATCATCACTACAGATTTACCAATAAATGGACGGGCTTTCATCGTGAATTCCTTTTTCCCGAATATCTTAGCCATACCACCATTTTGGTGAACGGAAGCATACGGAGTTGCATTTGTTATTCGTACACCGTCTGATATATAGGTATATGATGTTGATTGTTGCAGTTCTTTTGTTTCACCACTCAATATCTTACGGCCGGCGCTTGCTTTCCCTTCTTTATACCATTTTGAAGATGGGTTCCGACGTTCTACATCCTGCCATTTTTCTAATGTTTCGTCTGTAAATCCTTCATTTTTGAATGAATCTTTAAAATGGTTTACCGCCTCCACACCCATAATATCTTTCACATCGTCACCTTGAAGGAAGTCATTTACTTCTTTCATTTGATTTGAAAATTGTTTTGCAAACTCGGATATGTCCATTTCACTAATTATTATATTAAAATTTCATTTAAACCGCAAAAAAACAGCATTTAAAAGAATAATAATTCAAAATATGTAGTATATTTGCTGGACGAAAAACAATCGCTTAAAGCCAACGCATTGGACTGTATTCTCCTCTAAGTTAAACTTTATTCGATTGTTTTTCTTTTTTCGGTAATTGAATAAAAGGTTTTCTTACCAAATTTATCTTCACTAACCACCAAGAATGCCGGTTCACTACCTATAGTTACATCAAAATAATGATATTTGATAATATCAGTTTTTTTAGTCAATTTAGTATTGGGTACCGACCCTTCATATTTAGCAGCTTTCAATATATCGGCTAAATTGTCAAATATATTTAATTTGTCTTCATATGCTGAAAACGGATTATTAATTGCTTCTTTTAATCCGGTAATAGTAAAATTTATTTTCAGTCCGGAATCTTCATTTATAATTGCTTTTCCTTTCAAATACCTTGTATTTTCTAATGCCTGATTCCGTTTTTCCTTCCTTATAACTTTTGCTAAAATTGCAGCTTCCTCCTCAACCAAATCGCGTAAGTTAATATCTGTATTTTTGTAATATGCCGTGTCACTAACATTTATGAATTGTGCGGTATCTAATACATTTTCATCAAACCCGGGTTCATTGTAATCACCATCCGGAACCGGCGTAACGGCTTTGTCTGTTTGTCTTACAGAGCACTGACAACCCCAACGACTTGGTGGCATATGTTTAACCCACCAGGCATGATGAAACGGTAAAATAGTCCCTACATATTCCAGGTGTTTTGCATCCGGTTCGTTTGCCGTAGTTTCGCAATACTCAAGGTTTGGATATAGATGCAACGTTTTTTCCCATAGTTTGAGATTCGCTGCTGTTCTGGCGGTACGTATGGCCTGATTATATTCAGTTTTTAGCCATTCAACATTATATTTTTTAGAAAGATGTAAAGCTTCTTTTTTAAACTTATAAAACGGTTTTAGTTTATCGTTTTCATCAACCAGTAATCCTACTATTTCTTTTGTCTGTACGTGATTTTTAAATGCGGCAAAAACATCCGTATTGTTCCGAAACTGACTTATAAATTCATTATCATTAACCGGTGATAGTTCTTTGCTTATGGCTGTAATTAAAGGGCCACGAGTCGCTT